TAGTATGGTGCTGTACTTCAGCACATTCAGCGATAATCTCGCTCGTAGTATACGGCTCTTTCTTGCCGTCCATGTAAACCAATTCCATCGGTCCACTCCTTTCTTATTTTTGTCAATGCTTACCACCTAAAACAGTACCAAGGGGAAGAACTTTCTAGGGAGAAAGGAGTCACCCCCTACAAACCCTTGATACTGCCATAGGTAGCAAGCAAAGTAGTCTAGTAAAAATTTAGCTAGATCCGTTTATCAATCCCCAGTGGTAAAGCACCACATGAGAAATCTGTAAACGTAGAGTAGTATTGCGATTGGTTCGCTCCTTTCTAATAATCTTCTAAAAGCCACTCTATCACACTTTCGTAAATGCGCTTAGGTGCATCGTAGTTGCCAGCTTCAATTTTTGCTAGAGTAGGAGGTGTAATTTTTAGTTTCTTGGCTAACTGAACTTTTCCAAGCTGAAGCTCCCCTCGTTTTCGACGAACTTTTTTTGCATGTTCTATTGTTAATAACATTATCAACTCACTCCTTTCTAAAAAATCTTGATTTGGACGAAAGTTTTTTCATCACACTTTGAATTATAAACGAATTTATTTTCGTTGTCAAGCGATAAATGAAATTTTTTTCGTCTATGATTTTATTTTTTCTCTCTACTATGTTATACTTTAGATAAACGTATAAGAGGATAACTAATGGAAAAACAAACACCTAAAAATAATCTAAAAAAACTTAGAATAGAAAAAGGATTCTCCCAAAAAGAATTTTACGAAGATATTATAAAAAAAGAACTAGGTTTGAATATTACTTTACGAACTTATCAAAATTGGGAAAATCCAAATAATGAAATCAAATCAAAACCTGCTCTACTACTTGCAGAATATTTCGGGGTAAATGTTGGATATCTTTTAGGGGAAGACGAAAGAAGAACAACCTACCTAACCTCTACTCTAGAGAAATATAGTGATAACATGGAATCCCCAGTAGATTTCGCAGGATATGGTTTGTTGGCGCTAACTCGTGGTGAAAAAGTAAGGGATACCGTAATAGAAAACCTTAGAGAAATCACAGACTATTATGGACATAGAAGATGTGCTAAAGAAGAATTTAAAAATTGGAGTCAAGAAAAAAAAGATCTTATGTTAAAAGGAATGCAAGACTATGCTGATTCAAATATCGGAAGATTTCTTGCAGGTCTAATGACCTTTCCTGATAAGACTAAAATTACTATTATTGATTTTTTAACACTAGACAAGAAAGAAAGGGAAGCTATTAGTACAATAATTTCCTCATTAGCCGATAATCCTGTTCTTCATAAAGATTATGATGACTAATATAAAATCGCTAATCACTATATAAGCTCCATATCCGCCAATAAATACTCTATCCCATAGGTCTATTGTAAAAAAGATGGGATAGCCCACTAAATCTTTTATCAGAAAAACACCAGCATATAGGAGACTACTTATGAAAAAATTACTAAGCACATCAGCTATTTTACTTTCTGCTACCGTTCTAGTAGCTTGCTCTAACGATCAATCAACTACTAAAGATAGCTCAGAACAAGCAAAAACGGAGCAAAAAAACACTACTTCAACAAACACAAAAGCCAAAGTAGATAACAGTAAATACGACAATCTAATTTCTGAAATCAAGTCAAAATTAGATCCTGAATCAACTGGCGCAATAAGCGTAAAAATTCAAAATAACGTAATCGATTCAGACTCATCCGAACCGCATGATACAATCATGATTTTGCTAACTGGAACGGCTAAAGATAGCGCAAAAGAGACTATGGACGCAATCAATTCAAATTCTGCTACAACTAATCAGCAAAATGCAATTACCGTATTTCGGATGTCTATATCTGAGTTTGCTAAAAAATTACCAGACGACAATACTACTCTTTCCCTTGGATATGAAAAATCCGCTGATCAATACGACTTAATCGCAAAATCTTCAAAACAAAAAGATTTTATCCCTGTTGGAGAAATCATCGTAAATTAAAAAACTCCCCCATATTCGCCAATAGCGCCCCTATTTCTAAGGTCTATTGTGCAAAAACAGGGGAAATTGAAGAATAGAAAACTGATTTTACAGACTAAAGTGCAAAAAAAACGGCAAAATTGACAAATAGAAAGGAGAAACATGAACTACGCTCAAGACTACCTGGACGATATACTGGTACGAATGGCCTACCATTCTAGCGGTATTGAAGGAAACACTATTTCCCTACCCGAAACCGTCAGCATTATCTTAGAAAGCACCTTGCCACGCAACGGCAAAAGTATTCGTGAGTTTTATGAGATTGAAAACCATAAACAGGCCTTTTCTTATCTCTTGGACTCATTGGCAAATCATCAAGCCCTTACTGTGGGGCTGGTTCAAGATTTTCACGCCTTATTAGTGGATAGACTGCAACATGATCGCGGACAATTTAAGCAAGTTCAAAATGCTATTATCGGGGCTGAATTTCAAACGGCTAGCCCAGCAGAAACACCCTACCTGATGACGCAATGGGCTGATAATACCGCTTATCGCTTAGATCATGCTCAGAATGAAAAAGAAATCTTAGAGATTTTAGCAGATACCCATATCCAGATTGAACGGATTCACCCATTTAGCGACGGCAACGGCCGTACAGGGCGCCTTTTACTCATGTACCTAGCTATGAAGTATCTAAACGCTCCTATCATCATCTCAAAAGACTCAAGGGCGCATTATATGGAACTCCTCGCGAATCAAGACGTAACTGGACTAGCTGACCTCTTCAAAGAATCACTGGACTACGAAACAACACGGAAAGGACAGTTTTAGGACGAAAAAAGGCGAACTTTCCCAGCGTTGAGATTTTTCGATACTCAAAAATTTTTAAAAAACAAACCAAAAAGATTGACAAAAACTAAAAATTACAGTATTATTAGGCAATGAGAAGAGTTTCTGCTCCCAAGGGAGCAGAGTACGCGAAACACCGCCTAGTTCTACTAGGTGGTGTTTTTGTATATAAGGAACATATATGAAACCATTTCAAACATTAGATGAACAAATAAAACTTCTCCAGTCTAGAGGTTTAGAAATAGATAACATAGTAGAATGTAAAAGATACCTTCTAACTAACAACTATTACAACGTCGTCAACGGATATAGTAAATTTTTTCAAACATCAAAAGATAAATTTATAACTGGTGCAGACTTTAGAGAAATAGCTGCAACACACTTTTACGATAAAGAAATTAAATCAGCTTTTTTAAAAGCAATTATAGATGCAGAAAAACACTTTAAATCCGTACTGGCATATCGTTTTTCAGAATCATATCCAAAGCCATACTCTTATCTAGATATTAATAATTTTGAAACACAAAAAGATGCAAAAAGGCTCGCACAAATTACAAACTTAATCAGTATATTAGCTAGAATACTCAATGATTATAATAGGGATAAGCAAAACAATTCTATAAAACACCACTATAAACAACATGGCGTTGTTCCTTTCTGGGTTATCATCAATGAACTTACATTAGGACAAGCATTTAACTTTTATAGAAATCTAAACACTGATATAAAAAATCAAATAGCTAGAGATTTATCACCATTCTTACAAGAAAATATTGAATACATCCAAAATAGACCTAGTAAAGACCTTTTAAGTGGAAAGGCTTTAGAAAGTATTATTAAAAATATACTAGAAATTAGAAATATCACTGCTCATAATAATAAGCTTTTCAATTATAAATGTCGTGAGAATCTTCCACAACTAGCTTATTTCCATTATTACAATAACAATGCCAATACATCAAGACAATCTGTATATTATGTTTTTCTTGCCTTGCAATGCCTACTTGCTTCCACACAATACGCTCAATTACATAACACTATTATTAAAAGAACCAAAGCTCTAAATAAAAAAGCGCACTCCATTGAAGCCGGCATTGTATTGGACACACTTGGATTTCCGAATAATTGGTATAATATCACTGACACATTAAGATAGAACTACTTGCAATATATGGGCTTTTTAAAACCCTCATATCAGCCCCATATCCGCCTTGTTTCCTATTCTGGTACAATTTACCGTCTGACTGCTTAAAATCGAAAATAAGGGGTTCTCGTAGCCCCTCGCATGGTCTAAACTCAAAACCTTTTCTAATTGCTTGCCTGCTGATGGAAAAGGAGTAAACCATGAAAATTACACAACACACGAAAAAAGACGGATCAGCAGTCTACCGCTCCAGTATCTATCTTGGCATTGATTCTGTAACTGGTAAGAAGGTCAAGACTACCATATCAGCACGAACAAAGAAAGAACTCAAAAACAAGACCACCCAGGCTAAGGTAGAATTTGAGAAAAACGGCTCGACACGGAAACAACGCTCACATATAACAACCTATAGCGAACTTGTGGACTTA